GATGTTAATCATAATTATTTTGATGTGATAGATACTGAAGAGAAGGCGTATTGGTTAGGTTTTTTATTTGCTGATGGTTATATTAGAGAAAGAAAATCGGGTAATTCTCTTGAAATTAAATTATCTATTAAAGATAGACATCATTTAGAAAAGTTCCGTAATTCAATAGGGTCAAATCATAATATAGTTGATGGTTTTAATAGGGTGAAATACAAGGATGGTGTATCAAGTTCACATATGTCGACTTTGGCAATTTATTCCAAACAATTAGTTGAGTCAATTAAAAATCAAGGAATTCATTCAAGAAAAACATTTACAATTGAAAAACCTAATATTGACAATGATTTAACTCATCATTTTATTCGAGGATATTTTGATGGTGATGGTACAGTTAGGTTTGTTGAAAAAAAATTAAATGGGACGGGTATTGCTTGTGCTTCTGAAAAGTTTAGAGAATTTATAATCAATGAATTATTTGATAATGGTATTACTATTAAACATTATGGGGATATTCATTTACATATTCAAAATAAAGTAGATAATAATAAATTTTATAATTACATTTACAACAACGCAACGATTTATTTAGAAAGAAAAAAAGAAATATATGAAAGATTTAGAGAATATTATAAATACAATAATTAATGGTGACTGTGTTGAAGTGATGAAAACCTTACCGGAAGGATGTATTGATTTAATTTGTTGTAGTCCCCCATACAATGCCAGCATCAAATATGATGTATATGACGATGGATTATCTATGGACGAGTATTGGAAATTCACTATTGATTGGTTAAGTCAGGTATTCAGAGTGTTGAAGGATGATGGTAGGGTTGCAATAAATGTTCCAATTGAAATGAATGTTCAAGATAGAGGTGGTAGAATTTTATTCAATGCCGAATTTTGGATGAAGATGAAAGAAGTTGGTTTTCAGTTTTTCGGAATGGTTGATTTAACTGAAGATAGTCCACACAGGGTAAGACAAACCGCTTGGGGTTCTTGGATGAGTGCTAGTTCACCATACATATATAACCCAAAAGAGTGTGTAATATTGGCTTACAAGAAGGATAAGAAGAAACTTTTAAAAGGAGAATCACAATGGGTAGGAGAGACAATTCAAGTAGAACAAGAAGATGGTTCATTTAAGAACAAGACCATGTACAAGGAAGAAGATAAGAAAGAATTTATGAATTTGGTATTTGGAAGATGGGAATATTTTGCCGATACAAAATCATTAACTAAAGCAACATTCTCAATGGACATTCCAACCAAGGCAATAAAGATTCTTACTTATAAAAATGATATTGTTTTAGACCCATTCATGGGAAGTGGAACCACAGCGGTTGCCGCGGAAACCTTGGAACGAAGATGGTTGGGAATTGAATTATCTCCGAACTATACTGAGATTGCAAGAAATCGAGTTAATCAATTTATTGAAGAAAGAAAACAACTAAAATTGGAAATTGAATAGAAAAGGGTTTTATAACCCTTTTTTTTGTTTATAATGATATTTATAGATAAAACACAAAAATGAAAGAAGAATTAATCTTAAAACTAGTACAAATCCAAGTTCAATTCAAATTTATGCATTGGCAAACAACGGGTGATGCAAAGCACAGAGCTTATGGTGATATATATGATACTTTAGGTGATTTAATTGATAATTTCGCTGAATCAATGATGGGTAAATATGGTAGAATAGAATTTGAACCGGAGTTTTCCATTATGTTCCAAGACCTAAAATCCTTAAGTTTACAAAATTTTATTGATGGTATTACCGAGTTTTTAGTTTCGATGACTGAACAACTTGATACAAAATACGACACCGATTTATTAAACTTAAGAGATGAGATGTTGGCATCAATAAACAAATTAAAATACTTACTAACCCTTAAATATTAAGATGAAAAAAGTAATTAAACTTACAGAATCAGATTTACAAAATATTGTAAATAGAGTTCTTCAAGAACAAATGAATACTTTAGAGCCAATTGACTCTCAATTAAAAAAAATCAAACCTGCAAAAGGTGGAAAATATTGTTTTGGTAAAAATAAATTACAAGAATTAAAGAGAAATATTGGTGACCGTAATTTAAAATTACATTTAATTAAACCTGGTGATACATTATCTGAATTGGAAAATTCTGCGGTTGATGCAAGAAGTATTATTTTAGATAATAAATTTTGTGATTTAGGAAAAGTTTTAAAGGCGGGAGATGTAATCATCTACAGCGTCCTTCCTTCAATGTAATATGAAAAAACTAATAAAAGAATCGGGTATTAGGGATATTAAAAAATTATCCCAACGATACCCAAAAGCCGAAATTTATTTCCATCAAGATTTGGATGGGGTGACAACCGCTATTGCTATGAAGAAATATCTTGAGAGTAATGGTATTGATGTGGTTGGTGCTCATGTTATTCAATATGGGGATAAAGAATTCTCTGTGAAGAAGAATGATGCTCAAGGGGATACAATGCCTGTCTTGGTTGATTTTGCACACGGAAAACCAATGTTTGTTATTCATACAGACCATCATGACAGACAAGCCGGAGCTGAAGACACAAAATCAACTTCATTCAGACAATCTCGTTCAAATGTTGAAACCATATCTCAAATAGTTTCACCAAAAGAGTTGTTTCCTTCTTCGGACATCTTATTAATTTCTACTGTTGACTCTGCTGACTTTGCAAAATATGATATAACTGCCGATGAAGTGGTTAATTATTTATTTAGATTCGATAAAGAACAATCATTACAACGAAATAAAATGTTATTGGGTCTTGTAATAAACAAACTCATATTGGCGTTTAAAAACAAACCCGGATTTCTTGAAGGGTTGGTGATGGATTCAGAGCCATCATTAATGTCCATTCTTACAAACATTAAAGAATGGATGAAAAAAACAAATTCGGTTAAACCGGAACTATTACAAAAAAATGCTGAAGAATATAAAACATCGATGCAAGGATTTCCAAATGTCGGCGACAACATTATCTTCCAATATGGTGGGGGTAGCATGTTCAAGCCTGGGTCTTATGATAGATACACCCCATTTAGAAATAATCCTGAAGCAGATTTTCTTATCATGGCGTGGCCATTGGGTCTTGTTCAGGCATCTTGTAACCCATTCAAGAAAGAAAGAGAACTTAAAGGGGTTAATTTGGGTGAAATTGCCCAAGAGGTGTTATCGAAGTGGGAAGACCAATTAAAATCAAAAGATATTCCATTATCAACCATTAAATGGGTGAGTGAGACGGCTGTTGGTCCTGAGAGTGTTGGATTTACATTCAAGGATTTTAAAGCGTTATATGGTGATAAATTCAAATCGGTTGAGAATGGTGAAAAAGCGTTGAGACATATTCAACAAATGATGGAGGTTCCTTTTTCTGAGTTAAGTGAGGAACATAGACAGATGTTAGATAAGATTACCATCAATGCTTGGGATTTAATTCAAGCTAACTCAGGTGGACATAAATGTATTACAAACATTTCAGGGTTGAATTACCTTGGAAAAAATACAAGACCACCACAAGGAGGTAAACAGTTTGGTGACCCATCGGAGGATTCTCCAACGGTTAAGTTCACAAAAATGATTGCTACAAGGTTTAGAAATATATTAAAAGATAAGATTGATAATTCGAAAGAGTTAGAATAAATATTCAATTACATCACCCGGTTCGATGTTAAGGTATTCACAAGTACCTCCTTCAAGTTCCAATACAATATTTCCATTCCCGCAATAACTTGGACATTCATTACCTTGACAAGGTGGACAATTGTGGTGGATGTTTACAATTACATTATTTTTAATAATAATTATATCAAGAGGGATTATACAATTTTTCATCCAAAAACATTGTTTACTACCTCCCATAAGGAATAATAAACCTTCGAAAGTGTCGTCAAAAGTTTTTCCCATCATACCAATTGCTTGGGACCTCTTATCAGTAAGAGTTTTGACTTTAAAGATATTTTGATTAATTTTTACATTCATACTTATAAATATATGAAAATTAAAAGGTATTCAGGTGTTTTAGTAAAATGTGGTGATAAAGTTTTACTATGTAAGAGAAACTCTAAGGGTTTATATCCTGGTATGTGGTCATTGCCGGGTGGTCACCTTGAGAAGGGTGAATCTACCATGGACTGTGCCAAAAGAGAATTTTTCGAAGAGACCGACATCGATATTGATGATATGGATTTAACTTTTGTTGGTGTTGTTCCAAGAACTAGTAGAGATGGTAAAAAAATTAGGGGTATTATGTATGTCTATTTATTGGAAACTGATACTGAACTTCATCCTGATTTTGAAAATGCGATGGACGGAGACGAACACTCAAATTTTCGTTACTTCACGATTAATGAAATAATACCGGAAAAAACAGGAATTCAACTTCACAAACTTATCACTCATGTAATGGTTAAATAATCTTATTACTTTTTTTTAAGTTATCAGTAGACCATAATGGTTGTAAATTAGTGTAGTGGTTTAATTTGTATAATTCTTCTTCATTTTTTGCTGTGGATAAAGGAATTTTATGGTCAATGTGCCATTCTCCATGGTTATCCCAGTTCATATTTTCGATAAATAATGATTCGAAATAGGTTTTAAAAAAAATATAATCACATCCAATAATTTCAGGGGTTGTAAATTTTTTATGTTTAATGCCTCTAATGATGTTATTTCTTAATATCTTTTTTAATTTGTATAATGTATCTGTTTTAATTTTATGATTTTCGTATTTACGTTTATATTCTTTTATATGTTCTTTGTTTTTTTCTCTCCATTTTTTCCGTGATTCCGTAGTTTTTTCTTTATTATTTTCCTTCCATACTCTATTACGTAAAATTTCTTTTTCTTTATTATTTTCTCTATAACGTCTTGTGTTTTCGTTAATTTTATTTCTATTATTCATTAAATAATTACGGTTAATTTCTAATTGTTTTTCACGGTTATTTTTTCGCCACTCGACATTATTTTTATATGTGCAACTTTTACAT